CCAACGTCTACCTTGCAAGTCTCATTCGTGAATTCACGCCCTTCTTCAAAGAAGACCGGGGCACTCAATAATTCTTCTAGAGTATCTACATTCTTAATCCAATCAAGTAAAGCTCCTTGATAGGTTAGTGGCAATTCTTCGGCTGCAACGACTTCCATCCAATCGGAATAGCAATTGGGATACTGCTTATCTTGGTCCCAATCGTCACCATAACGTGTAATGGTGTTGGTTGTCGTAAAGCCTCTGGCAAGGTCCAAGACCCTGGTTACTAAGAACCCAATTACAGGCGTGTTCGCATCGGTGTATGAGAAAGATAGACTCTTCTCAAATAGCTTCTGCACCGGCGGGATATTGCAATTGGTTACCAGATGAAACTTTTCCATTTGTCTTCGCAATGAGCACATACTGACAGGATCACCATTCCAAACATCAGGTCCATAGACCCGAGCAAGAAAGTTAACACCCATGTCCCCGCGTTTGAAACGGGGGCACTTAAGGATGAAACCAACATCTCGGGCAGCACGGACCAACGTCTTGTCGGTCATGTCTCCAATAATACCATCGTCTCCTCCAGCAAGTACTTTTGTCTCAAGGTATTCCCAGGATTGGTCAAAGTTACCAGTCTTGAGATAGGAAGCCAAAAAGCAAATAAACAAGTTAATAATCGTGTTCCAAACAGATGTTCCCATCTCTCCGGAACCACGACTAAATTCTTGCTCATATTTCATGCCATGTGTGGTTATTCCTTTATTACCATAAGCCAATGCATGCACCCTGAGGAACTCATCGACGTATTCTGGTGCGAAGTATCTAACGCCTACAGCGCGTTCAAGCTGACGACACATCTCATTTACATACCCATCCATACGGGAAATATCAGGGCAATCCACAACCTTGGATTCACTGCAAATAGATGCGACGCGTTCCGCGACCTCTTTTGGCGGTTTCCCAAAGGCATAGAACTTAAACGGTTTCATGTGATCCATCAAACTGTACATGTAACCGGCATAGTCTATCTTCATCTTTGGGTTAAACGTAGTAATGTTACGAGGGTCCGTGGCTTTGCCATATGCCTCTCGCTTCATAAACGTTTTCACAAACCGAACAACATGACACCAAAAACCAGCCTCGAGCAGATCCTTCTTCTGCCCAGGTTTGGTTTGGCGTGCAGCAATTTCATCAAAGTCGTATGGTGTTCCAACACGTGGATTTGGAACAAGCCGTTTAACGAACTCAGCCATTGCTAATTGTTTGGTTGGGGTCATCTTGAATTCACCGAGTAGCTCTTTCGCGTTCTCGCGTGGAGCTATAACTCTTCCTTTAATTGATTGATCCGAGCTTACCTTATTATTCAGCGGAACATACGCTGGCGGAACGAATGGCCGAGCAAAAGCTTCCAAACATGGTTTGTCACCAGGTTCAGGGGTTGCAAATGCAATGGCGATAAGTTTAGGGGCGTCAACAACGTGAATCTCATCGGGAATTGACTCTGAGGCGTTGTTGAAATAATCAGTTAAAATGGGGCAATACAGGTCCTTGTCTAACCCTGGCATCACGTTAGTAGCTAAAGACTTGACCTGGTAAAGGTTGAGTTTTGTGTTAGGGGAAATGTTTCGAGTGGAAATAAGTGAATCGAAC